GCACGTCAGACGAATTCGAACAAGCGAGACCCGCGCCCGCACCGCTAAGCGCACGCCCGCCGAACAGGACCCCACGCAGGGCTTCTGTAGTGGGTATGTTCGTGTAATGGTAGTCCGGGAAGTAGATGCTGTCTCCTCCGCCTACCGTTGCCGGGATGATCTCTCCGTTCTCGCCTCCGATGATGGTCTTGATGTATCCGTCCGTGCGTGCTTCGTTGCCCACGTGGGTGTATCCGTCGTAGTTCGAGTCGTTGAAGTTCGCCGGGTCGTCCGCCACGAAGACCTTGCTCAGTCCGTCTCCGCCGTTGGCTTCGGTGGGGCTGATGCGGATGTTGATGCCGTCTGTCCACTTCCAGATGTGTCCGAATGGGTTCTCAATGCCTCGGTAGCGCGGCACGGCGAAGGTGATGAGCACGTTGTCGTCGGCGTCCTTCACGCTGTAGTCCACCGTGCCCGTTCCGTTGCCCAGGCTGTCGGTGTATCCGCAGGGCACGAAGGGGTTGTAGCTGTTGAAGTTACTCCATGCCGTTCCGTTCCAGGTCGTCACGCCTGCGCCCAGTCCGCCCTGGCGGTATCCGTCGGCGGTGAGTTCGGCGTTGTAGTCCGCCTGGCTGTTCGTGTTCGCGTACTCGATCACGTAGAACCAGAAGATGGTGCGGTAGAGCGTGTAGACGTGGCAGTTCCACTCCGTGGATCCGCTCTTGCGCTTGCGTGCGTATGCGCGGAAGTTCGTGCGGCTGATGTTCGTCGCCGGACGTCCAAGCAGTGAGCGGTACGTGTTGTCCCAGCCGCTCGTGTTGTTTCCTCCGCGGTAGTCCTCCGTGTCGTTGACCACAGATGCCAGCATGAGAGTGCTGCGCTGCAGGGATGCCTCGTATGCCGAATAGTAGCCCTTTGGCACGAAGTGGTATCCGGGCAGCCAGTACTCTGAAATCATCGTCTTCAGCTTCGTGCCGTCCAGCGTGAAGCGCTCGTAATGGTCCGGGAGTTCCACCATGACCTGTCCGAGCGATCCGTCGCGCGTCATGCCGATCCAGGAGTTCTGCGGGAGGTATGCCACTACGTTGCCGTCATCGTCCAGCAGGCAGCCCTTCATGCGGTTCTGCAGGGGCAGGCTGCGGTGCAGGTCCATGTTTCCGCATCGTTCCAAAGAGGTGGAGGAAACGGTGAGGTCGATGATGACGCCGTAGGCTACCTGGTCCTCGATGTAGGGCAGCATGCCCAGGAGCGCTGCCTGCTTGCTGTCCCCTGTGCTGTCATAAACGTGGGCGTAGAGGTTGAAGGGGCTTTCCTTCGTGCCGTCCACTACCGGCAGGTCCTGCAGGCGCTTGCCGTTCTGAAATGCTTCGATCATCTGCAGTAAGATGGTCTCTTGGTCTGTTGTAAATGCCATATTCTTTTTGTTTTAAAGGGTTTGAAAATCCGTTAATTGAAAATGAAACTTCCGTCTCCGTTGAGGAGGGCGCTTGTGCGCGTGTCCACCAGCGAGAGTCCCGCCTGCTTCACCTTGATCTCGATGGTGCGGTAGAGGCTGGTGTTGCCCGTGGGAATCACGTGGATGACCGAGGTTCCCTTCTTCAGCGCGGTGAGCCTTCCGTCCGGCGTCACGCTCACGGCGTTGTTGTCGCCCAAGAAGAGCACGTTCGGGATGGTGTTCTCCGGCGAGAGGGTCGCCGTGATGAAGCGCTCGGTGAGGTTGCCCCAGGTTATCTCGGAGGGGTAGTCCACCTCCATCGCCGTGGGGTACAGCCCGATGTTCGCCACTACAGCCGCCTGCTGGACAGCCTCCTGGCATTCCTTGGCTGCCGCCAGCGCGCTCTCCGTGGCGCTCTCTGCAGCCTCCTTCGAGGTGTCTGCCTGCTCCGCTGCCGCCTTCGCCTCTTCCGCCCGGCTGTTGGCGTTGCCCGCAGCGGTGTTCGCAGAGTTCGCCATGCTCAGTGCGTTCTTGATGGCTTCGTTGGTTGCGTCCGTCGCCTCCTTGGCTGCTTTCGCGGCTGCGGTGGCTGACGTGCCGAGAGCCAGTGGCGCCCACCATTCCCTGTCCGTAACGGGGTGTCCCTGGTTGTCGTCTTGTATGGACCAATAGGATGAGTCCTCCGTCGTTACCACGTTTCCGTAGTCGTACTTCTTGGAGGAATCGTATGTCCCTTCGTCGGTAAGTGCGCACGCTCCGAGGTCCATTTCGTTGTAGATAATGTCTTCTGCCATAGTTCTTTTATTTTACTTTAAAGTATAAATGCCCGTTCTCCCTCTTGAGGTAGAAGCGGTCTCTCGATATGGTATCCTGGTACTTCATGATCAGGTGTGCCTTCTTGTTGATATAGAATGTGGGGTACATGATGCCACCCGTGGCAAGTCGTCCGGAATCCTCGTACTGCTGCGTCGTGCTGTTCCACTGCCACCAGTTTCCGTTTTCGCCCATGTAGGGCTGGTGGTCGGCGATGTCCTTGGCACGTTCCGCCTGCTTGTCCGCCTCAGCCGCCGAATCGCGAGCCGTCTGTGAGGATTCATTGGCTTGTGTGGTCGCCGCCTCGCACTCAACCTTCACCTGCTCACGGATCGTCTCCGCGGCTGCGCGTTCGTTCTCAGCTTCAATGCGTGCTGATTCATTGTCTTGCCTTGTCTGTTCGTTCTTCTGACGCTCAGTCTCGGCTGCAGCGCGCTCGGATTCCGCTTTCGCCCTGCTTTCCTCGGCAGATGCCCGCTTTTCCTCTGCAGAGGCGCGTTCGGTCTCTGCAGCAGCCCTGGCAGTTTCAGCCGCCTGGCGCGCGGCTTCATTCGCCTCGATGGATTCGCGCGAAGAATCGGCATTGTTCGCGGCTGTGACCGCTTTTTGGGTCGCTGTGTCGCAATCATTCTTTGAAGCGGTGAATTCCTCCACCCGCTTCTGTTCTGCCGTCACGCGAGCTGATTCCGCCTCCTGGCGCGATGTTTCGCTGCTCTGTCTGGTCTGCTCATTCTTCTTGCGCTCGGTTTCCGCCATGGAGCGTTCGGTCTCGTTGTTTTCCCGGCTCACCTCCGCGGCGACTCTCTTCGCCTCTGCAGTGGCTCGCTGGCTCTCCACCGACGCCCTGTCAGCCTCAGCGGACTGACGCGCCGCCTCGTTCTTCTCGATGGCTTCGCGTGACGTGTCTGCGTCGCTGGCTGCCTTGTTCGCCTTGTCGGCGGCATCCAGCGCAGCCTGCTTCTCCTTGGCGATGTCCGTGATGGCATCGGTCACGCGCTTGGCTGCTGCGTCGGCATCCTCCTTGGACTTCGTGGCGTCGGCGGTGGCTTTGATGGCTTCGTCAGTGGCTGTCTTGGCAGCCGCGGTAGCGGCGTCCGCGTCCTCCTTTGCCTGCACGGCATTGTCAGTGGCGGTATTCGCTTTCTCCGTGGCTGTCTTGGCAGCTGCGGTGGCGGCATCGGCATCCTTCTTCGCCTGCACGGCATCATCCGTGGCTGTCTTGGCGGCTTTTGTGGCGGCGTTGGCTCCGTCCGCTGCGTCCTGCACAAAGCCAAGGTCGACGGACACGCTCTTATTGTTGGCGTCCGTGCCGATCGTGATCAGTCCCTTCAGCGTATCTGTCCTGGGTAGGTTTGATATCGGTTCCTTCTTCATGTCGCTTGTTATTTAAATGGGGTTAAATCTATTGCGTACTCGTCGTCTTCTGTGCAAACGGGCGTTCCGTCCTCGGTGCAGAGGATGAAGTCGTCGCTGATGCGGAAATCCCGGAAGAAGACCAGCGTCAGCGTGAACTTCAGCCAGATGCGCCCGTCCGGATAGAACTCCTGGACGCTGCAGCTCTTGTAATAGCAGGGGAAGGTCTGCTCCTGGTCCCTGCAGTAAAGCATGCGCTCGTCCGGTCTGATGAGGTCGTAGAGCAATGCGTCCCAATTCCGCCACAGCCCCGTGAGGCTCTCCGCCCTCATCAGGCAGGTCAGCTTCACCTCCTTGTTCTTGTAGCGGACGTTCTTGTCCTTGACCACCTGGCTGCCGTCGGTGTCCTGCCCGTAGATCTTCGCGCCGTCGTACATCGCTCCGCTCTCCGTGGCGATGTTGCGCAGCAGGTTCTGCTTGACGGCTGCGCTCCGCTTTATCTCGTCGAGCGTGCCCTGCAGCACCCTTATGCCGTAGGCGCTCAGCAGTTTCTCGTCGATGTCGTAGTCCTCGCAGTCCGGCATCGTGCTCTGCGGCTCCTGGTAGGTGTAATCCCGCAGAGGGAAGTCGTCGGCGAACTTTAGCGTCACCTTCTCCAGCGTCCGGATCATCTTGTAGCTGGGATGGGATACCAGGCGCAGCACGTACACGCGCCCTATGCTCCGGCAGTCGAAGATGTGGTACGCGCCGTCCGAGAGGAAATCCAGGAAGGTGAAGAAGGTGCTGAATGCTCCGGACGCTGCCAGGTAAACCTGCACCTCGTGCGTGTCCAGCTTCGGGTCGGAAAGGTCCGGCTCCACGCCGTCCTCCTCCTGCCAGTCATTCGTGTCGACGCTCTTGAGGGATGGAAAGGCGATGAGCTCGTTGTATCCGTCCTTGGTCACGTAGACGCCCCATTCCTGGTAGGCGTCCTTTCCGTCTATGTAGAGTCTTCCGGTCATAATATTATCGCGTTATCCTTGGTCCTGCGTATCATGGATGTGCCTGGGGCTGCAATACAGCGCGCCACAGCCCACTTCGAGGCGAGGATGGTGGCGCATGCGCCGTGCATGGTCACGACGGTGTGGCGCTTCAAATCGTCGCAGTGTACCGTGGCGTTGGTCCGTCCGATGAGGACAGCCGTCTCCGGGTTTGTGATCTGTATGTTACCGGCGTCAATGAAGATGCCGTAGCGCTCCGTGTCCTCCTTCCGGAAGAGGCGAAGGGTGGCGAGGTTGGGGAAGTTGTTCTCCGTGCAAAATTCGACGCCCTGGGGCGAGGTGAAGATGGCGGCGAGTTCCGCCACGCTCTCCGTGCCCTTGAACATCCGGCATGCCGCTATTTTCTCCGCCGCCTCCGTGAAGTGGGCGGCTTCGCAGCGCTCCTGGTACCCGCGTTTTGCGAGCAGCCATTGTGCGTGAATGGATTCGATGATTTCCTTCATATTGCCTAATTTTTAATCTTAATGCCTTTCAATGTAATGTCGTCCATCGCGTTGGTGATGTTCTTCAGAGAGGTCTCCATGCGCTCCAGGCGTGCCCCGAAGCCGTCCGTCTCCGTCTCGATGTTCATCACGCTCTGCAGGATGTCCTGCGTGGCGCTCAGCAGTCCCTTCATGTTCTCGGCGATGCTGTAGGTGTGTCCCTGGATCGCCGTGGTACGTCCGTTCAGCTCGTCCACGCTCTCCTGGCTTGCCGTGGCTATGCCGCTGGAGGCTGCTTCGCGGTCGGCGGTCACCTCAAACATGTTCTTCACGTCCTCCGGCAGGTTCTCCCAAATCTCCGCGAAATCCTCCCCCACGGCGTTGAGGTCGGCGGCGAAGTCCTGCATCGAGTTGATGACGGCGTCGAGCCCCTGGAACTGCCCGTTCACGAACCACTTCTGCTTGTACTCATCGAAGATGTCGCCAAGCGGTTCCTCGAGGAACTTCGACACCAGCATGTTCTTGAGGATGTCAGCCACTATGTCGTTCACCTTGTCGCCCCAGGCTTCGGCTGCGTCCTCGCCCTCCTGGAAGGCTTCAATGAAGGCGTCAGCCAACTCCTCCGCGATTCCGGTGGAGGTGTCTCCGATGATGTCCTCGACCATGTCGTTGATAACCTCCAGGGCTTCCTGTCCGAGTTCCTCGATCTGCTGCTGCCAATCGGCTATCTGGTCCTTGTCGGTCTTCTTCTTCTTGTTCTCCTGGTCTATCTGCTCCTGGATGAGCACCTGCTGCTCTGCGATGTTCTTCAGCTGGTCCTGTGCCGAGGAGTACTTCGTCTCTCCCAGCGCCTTGTCCGCTGTATATTTCATGTTGGCGTAGGCGGTGGCTATCTGGTTGACGGTCTTCTCCATCGCCTGGCTGTCCTTGGAGACCTGCTTGAAGGCTGCCTTCCATGCCTGCGCCCAGTTCCCGGAAACGATTGCCGATGTCACCATCTCCTTGCGTGTGCTGGCGATGGCGTCGCGTACCGTGTTGAGGTAGGATCCGGCTGCCAGCGTCTTGCTCGAGCGCACCACGTCAGAGTTGTCCAGCTCCCACTGCAGTTGGTCGATGCGGTTCTGCAGCTTGTCGATTTCCTTCTGGTAGGACTCGTCGTTGTTGAAGAGGTTGATGATGGTCTGCGCCATCTGCATGGCGGCTCCCACGATTGCCAGGATCACGCTGGCTTTCTCCACGGCGATGATGGCTTTCGAGGCTCCTTCGGCGCTCATCTTGGTGGCTTGCACCGACCAGTTGGCGAGGGTCACGATGCCGTTGATCATCGAGAGCGTGCTGGAGGTGATGCTGCCGGCTGCAGAGATGATGTCGCCTACCGTGCCGCCTACCGTGTCGCCGATGCTCTCGAATTCGTCCTCCACGTCCTTGAGGGTCTTGTAGAGGTCCTCCCATTCCTTCATGGTGCGCTTGCCCGGCGATGTCTTGTCCTGTTCGTTGGCTTTGTTCACCGCCTGCTGCGCCTTGTTGACCTTGGCTCTTGCCTGTGCCAGCTTCGTGGGGTCCGCGTTGGGATCCTTCTCCAGCTTCTCCAGGTCCTTCTTCGCCTGTGCCAGCATCTCGTTGAGCTTCTTGAGGCTGGCGCTGGTGAGGGTGTCACACCATGCCTGGTAGGTCTCCTGGCGCTGTGCGAACTGCTCGTCGATGTTCTTGATTGCCTCGTTCTCCTGGTAATCCAGCTCGGCTATGTTGCCTTCGGTGACGCCAGCCCGCAGCTTCTTGCCGCCGTTGCCGTCGTCCTCGTAGAGGGCGTTGCGCTTGTCCTGGTACTCCTTCTGCAGGTCCAGGCGCTGCTGCTCGTAGGTCTTCACCTCATCGATGATCTGCTTGTAGACGTCGGCGGTCGCCTTCAGCGTCTGCTGCTCCATCAGCCTCTCCGAAGCGTCGATGGCGGCGAGCGCGTCTGCCAGCCACTCGTTGCCGGGCTGGCTGGCTGCCTTCGTCATGTCCTCCTGGGTCACCGATGTCCGGTCGAAGGCGAGCCCCTTGTCCTTGGCGCCCGGATTCTCATTCTGCCACTGCTTCTCCTGGATGTTACGGTACTGTTCCAGGAGTTCCTCGCGGCGGTCGTCCAGCGCGTTGCGCATGCGCTGGGCGTCTATCTTGATTTGCTGGATGGACTTGTCCACGGAGTCCTTCTGCAGGTTGAGGTCGTCTTGCTGAAGCTCGAGGGCTGCGTCTCGGTTGGCTTTTTGCTGCGCCTTCTTGATATCCTCGATCTGCTTGTTTCGCTCCGCAATCTCGACCTTGGTCTGATTGTCCTTCTTCTGCTTGTTGGCGCCAGACTTGTCCTCGCTGTCTGTTTCAATCTTATACTTGTCATAGTTCTTCTTGGCTGTTTCCATCTCCCCCTTCAGACGCTTGGCTTCTTTCTCGAAGTCGTCCTCTTTGACTTTGTCCTTGGAGTTTTTGACGTAATCGTTGTATGCCTTCTTGGCTGTCTCGTAGGCTTTCCTCTTCTCTTCCGCCCATTCCTTGCCGCTCTTGGTGTCTATGCTGCGCTCGGTTTGCTGGCGCTTGAGTTCCTGCAGCTGCGCATCGATTTCCTCCTTGCTGAAGGTTCCGCCCGTCACGCCGCTCGAGTTTATCTGAGCATAGTTCTTTCCGGACATCTTCATCCGTGCGAGAAGGTCCTCGCGCGTTTTGATCATCTGCTCCAGGGTGTCGTTGCTCAGTCCGGTCAGGTTGGCAAAGAAGGCGTCCTGCTCGTCCTTCCTGGTCTGCTTGGTGAGATTGGTGCGCTTGCCTTGCAGCATCTTCAGCTCCGTTTCCTCCTTCGATGTCAGTCCTCCGACCTTCTGGGTTATGACACCTGCAGACGTGTTCTGCGTCACGTAGGAGACTGTCTTTGCCTTCGCCTCCAGTTCCTGGATACGGTCTTCCACCTGCTGCAGCTCGTTCTTGGCGTTGGTGATGGACGTCTGTCCGTCCAGGGCGGCTATCTCCTCCTTTATTTTCTTGATGTTGGCGAGCATCTCCGCTTCGGTCTGGTACTTCTCGAAGATGGAGGGGTACTGATTCTCGAGCTTCACTAAAGCCAGGCGGCGTGTCTCGGAGGATGCAGCCTCGTTACCAGCTATCTCGATGAGGTCTCTGATTTCCTGCTGGTGCTGCTGTTCTTTGGCGATGACCTTCTGTTTCTGCTCGTCGTATGCCTGTTCGGCATCGCGCAGCCGCTCGGTCTCTGTCTTGAGGCTTATCATCACGGCTACCAGCGCGGCTACCGCTGTGGCTGCCAGCACGTATGGGTTGGAGAGCATGGTGGCATTGAGCATCTTCTGCGCCTTCTCCTGCAGGACCAGCCATCCGTAATGGAGAGCCTCAACCTTCGTGAAAGCGGTTAAGCCCATCGCGCATGCCTGCTCCGCCGCGGTCACCGCCATGAGGGCTGCCTTGTAGGTTCCGTATGTGGCGATGAGTCCGGCGACGATGCGTCCCACCTGCTCGTAGTTCTTCGCCAGGTCCGTCGCTGCGCTGATGAGGGACACGGTTGCTCCTTCCGCCGCCGAGCCGATGGCGTTGTACATGTCGTCGATGGCGCCCTGCAGGTTGCTGATGGCTCCGTTGATGCCCTTGCTCTGCTTCTCCAGCATGCCGTTGAACTTGCCGCCCTCTGAGGAGGCTGCCTGGAAGGCGTCGGTCACCATCTGCGTGGTGATCTTTCCCTTCTCCATCTCCTCCTTCAACTCTCCGATGGTCTTCCCGGTCTTCTCGCTGATGGTTGCCAGCGGGTTGAAGCCCGCGTTGATCATCTGCAGCAGATCCTGTCCCATCAGCTTGCCTGTGGCGCTCATCTGCGAGAAGGCGAGCGTGAGGGAGTTGAACTTCTGCGCGTCGCCCATGGAAATGTCGCCGATGGATTTCAGCATGGGCATCACCTTCTCCGCCTCGATGTTGAAGGCGAGCATGGTCTGCGCGCCGCTGGCGAGGTCCTTCAGCATCATGGGGGTCTGCACGGCGAACTCCCGGATCTCCTTGAAGAGGGCGTCTCCCTTGGCTTTTCCAGCCAGCGTCTGGAAGGATATCTCCAGGCTTTGTATCTCGCCTCTGAGGCTCACAATCTGCTTGGTGAAGGATGTGATGGTCCCCACGGCGAAAATGCCGCCGATGGTGGCGCCGAGCTTGGAGAAGACGGCGTCCATCTGTTCGCCCTCCTTCTTCGCGCTCTGCCCGATGCCGTGCATGATGTTCTTCGTCTCTGCGGCTCCTGTGCGGAGAGGGTTGTTGTCGATGCCCGCCGCAAAAAAAAGTTTTCCTTTGTCCGTTTCCATGTCTTTCGCTTTAATCGTATGAGTTTAAAAAGTCGCTGACCCGCTTCCGGTTCCTCCGGTCCCCCGCGTCGATGACGTCCTGCTCCGGTGCTTCGCCCTTTCCCTTGCGCCTGTTCCGGATGGATGGCAGGCTGGCGCTGTAGAGCAGGAGGTTGGCGTAGCTCATCTCGTAGAGCACGTAGTGCGGCGTGAGGTTGAATGCCTTGGCGGTACCGGCTATCACTGCCCAGATGCTGTCGCTTCGGTTTCCACTTTCGTCGGGCGTGTCAGATTGATCTCGGTCAGGAAAGTGGTAAGCCCGAAAAAATCGGCTATCTGCATTTTCTGGATCACGCGGGCGAGCAGGTTGCCCAGTTCGGTGGGCGTGAGTTCCTCCAGCAGTTCCTTGGCGAGCTGCTCCCTTCGGGTGATGGTCTTCTGTGTGTTGCGGTGGATGCGGAAAAGTCCCCAAAGAAGCCGTTTTTCTTCGATTTGCGGGCTTTTTACCTTGTCGTCGATGTGCTTTGCCCCAAGGAGTAGAACCGCTGCCAAATCGCCTAAAAGCGTGCAATCCTTGGCGATGCGTAGCGAATCCTCCACGACGTGCTCTTCGTCCAGCTTGACGTGGGGCAATTTAGAAACAACCTCCGAGGCGAGGACGAGGGTCGCTACGCTCGGAGGTGCGATGGTGTATTCCCGGTCGCGGTAGGTGATGGTATCCTCCCGTTCCAGGAGGGTCCCTGCGACCTGCTGTTCTATAGTATTCCTGTTTTCCATGAGCCTTGTGGTTTTGTGGGTGCGGGAGCGGGATTCGAACCCGCGCCTCCGGTTGCCCGGCGAGCGCCCGCCGCTCTCCCCCGCACTGCAGCTATGCATTCAATCTGACTTATGTGGACTCTTAAGATTGCGTGTCCTCCGCCTTCTTCGCCACGTAGGGCTTGACGGTCTTGCCTTCATTGGGCTTGAGCGCGTTCGCCACGTAGTGCAGCAGCTTGCCGTCGGCGGTGCTGTAGCTCTCCTCGACGCGCAGCACGCTGCTCTCGATGAGGATGCCTTCGCACTCCTCGTCTTCCGGTGTCAGGCGGAAGGCGTGCTCTCCGGCGATCACGCCGTCGTTGTCATCGAAAGGTCTTTCCTCGCCCTTCTTCACGAACAGGTCAAATTCCAGCGTGAAGGTGGTTTTCCCGTTGCGGACATCCACCTGGTCGCCACCTTCCTCGAGCGCCGTCTGCTGTGTGCCTGCGGTCGGCGTCAGCTTGGTTGTGCCGTCCTTAGGGACGGGCAGTTTGGTCCATTGTGTGCCTGCTACGCCACCGCTTGATGTGGCGTGCTCCAGCTGGCATTTACCCCATGATAATACTGACATAATCGTATGGTTTTAAAAAGTTAATACTCTGTTAATTCCCGAAATATCGGTAGCCGAGGCGCACCACCACAAAGTGCTGGTTTGTCTCCGGCTCCTCCTCCGTGTAGATGGTCTGTCGCAGCTCGAACTTGTAGTTTGAGACTCCGGCGGTGAGGCTGTCGACCCATTCCTGCGCCATCCTTTCCAGCTCCGCCGTCCGGCTGCCGTCCTCCACCAGCGTTCCGTTGCTGTAGGGGTCGATGTCCGGCACGTAGACGTTGATGGTCACCACGCCCGTTTCTATCTGGTCCGGAAGTCCGGAGGTAAAGGCTACAATCGCATCCTCCTTCCGGCTGTCCCTGGGGCGGTATCCACTCCGGTAGACGTCCCCGCTGATGTTCGCAGCCAGGGCGCTGCTCCGGAGCAGGCTGTAGATGTCGCCTTGAATCTGTTTTCCTGTCCTTGCCATAGTCTTACTTCTTCTTGAATCCGAGTTGTTCCATTAGCTGCGGGACGAGCTTGTCTGCGGTCAGCTCCGCTGCGTCCAGCACGTCATATCCTCTTGCGGAAACATACGCTGCGTAGTGCATTCCGGCGACGACGACGAGTACAATTCCTTCCGGAAACTGCCGGATGACGTCCTTGGCGTATTGTATGCCGCTCTTGGATCCTGCGCCTCCCTCCATGACGACCTTGAAGTCGCTGCTCCGGATAATCTCCCCGTCCTTCGCCAGGACGTATCCCAGCGAACTTCGGAGGTTTCCCGTCCGGTCCTTGTAGGAGTCGGTCTGCCGGGCTGCCGCGAGGCATGCTTCCCCGGCTGCCTGGAGGTTGTAGATGAGCGCCTTGGTCATGCGCTGCACCATTACTTCGATGTAGGCATCAATCTCTGCCGACGGTGTCTTCTGCGTGATGGGCATCCTTCTTCCGTTTTAGATGAGGATTTTAATCTCGCTGACAGCGTCCATCGGCTCGGGCGGTGCGATCATTGTGAACTCCCCGAATTCCGTGCCGTTCATGTCCTTCAGCCTCAGCTGCTCGGATGCGGGCAGCGGCTGCTCCTCCAGGAGCACCGTGTACGATGCCGTGGTGAAGTGCTCGCCGTTCACCCTTCCGAGGTTGTTCCGGCTGTTGGGCAGGAACTGGCAGGGTATCGGTTCGCCCCACCGCTCCTCCGCCTTGCTGGGGAAGCCCGTTGCCGGGTCTATCGCCTGCACCTGCTTGAGCTTGAATTCTACCGTGCCGTTCTGGATGATCATAGCGATGAGCCTTTGTATCCGTACTTGACGCTGGCGGCGGTGGCGGCAGGATCCAGCTCGTCGTAGATGGCGTTCGCCTCCCGCTTGAGGTCGTCGCGCTGCTCGTCCGTGAAGGAGAAGCTCTGCCCTCCCTGCGAAACGTCCGGCGCGAGGGACAGCCACAGCAGGAGGTCTGCTTTCGCAAGTCGGAAGCCCTTGCTCTTCAGACTCTCCTGCGTGGCTTCAGCGGTCAGTGATATCCCTCTCCCATCCGCCGTGGCGCTGAGGGTGCGCAGCGGGATGGGGTATGCGGTGATGCCTTTCAATGCTTCGAGCGTTGTCATGCCTTCTGCCTCCTATCCGTTATGCCCAGTCATTGGCGTCCGTCTTCACGTAGATGTTGCGGTATGCGGTGTCGAATACCGGGATGGCGTCCGCCTGTCCGATGGTCACCTCGCTGGTCGGCTCCGCCGTACCGTACTTCTTCACCACGGTGTGGGCGCGCACGGCACGGATGATGCTCGGGTTGTTCTCCTTGAGGACGTCGTACTGGGTGGAGCCCAGGATCTCGTTCTCGGAGAGGATGAGGCGGTCGTTGACAAACGGGTTGCCGCTGGTCTGTGTGCCGTCGGTGAGCTCTCGCGTGATGGTCTGGTCGATGACGCGCAGCTGGATGCCGTTGAGCCATGCCGTCTTGCCCAGCATCTTGTTGATGCTGTCCAGGTCCGGTGTCTGCGACATGCCCACCGCGTTCGCGATGTAGCTGGCGCACGCCTTGATGATCTGTTCCTGGGTGCTGATCTTGTAGAGCAGGTCCAGGTTGATGAAGGCGAACTTCGGGTTGAGGTTGTTGTCCTTGCCCAGCTTCACCAGCTTCGCCAGGTCGCCGATGACGTCCGCTCCGCTCTTGCCCCAGTCTGCGCTGGTCTTCGCCTTGAAGATGTCGTCCACGTCGTAGTCCAGGTCGAAGTTGTTCGCGAAGGTCGCGTTATTCGTGGTGTCGAAGTGCAGGCGTCCTGCGTTGGATGCCAGCGCCCATGCGATGTACTCCAGCTCGCTCTGTACGCCGTTGAAGCAGAAGTCGACGTCGTTGCCCCAATAGTCGACCAGGGCGGTGGCGTCCGCGTCCTGTGCCAGGGCGAGGGCGGTCTGGTAGTCCTTGATGTCCGAGCGGGTCATCTCGCGTGAAATGGAGATGAAGGGGATGTCGCCGCGTGCGCTCTCGAAAATGGGGCGGCGCTTGCGCAGCGTCGTGCCGTTGTCGGCGTGCAGGTCGGCAGCCACGTTCTTCTTCTCCATCTGGTTCTGCAGGGTCTTCCAGTTAAAGCCGTTCACTTTCTTTACGGGGAAGTGCTTGCCGAAAAGAAAAGGCGTGGCGTCAGCCGTGTTGAGGCGCGCCTGTACCATCTTCTGGTTCAATCCGGAGATGAGGGTATTGGTGATAGTTCCTGTTGCCATTGCTTTTCAAATTTTAATAGTTGATGATTCCTTTCAGCTTCTCAGCCACGTAATCCGGCAGCGGGTTGTCCTTGGTCACGCCGATGATCCAGGCATCGGTGGCGAGGTTGCTGTTCTGCTTTACGTGCTGTCCTGTGCCGTTGACGCAGAATGGTTCGTACTTCAGTGCGGAGCCTTCCGCGCCGGACTCCTTGGCTTCCGACACGCAGTCGCCGATGGCGAGCGCCACGCCCAGCGTCTTGCTCAGCGTGATGATGTCGGTCTTGCCTGTGGTGTCGATGGCTGTGATGGCGTATGCCGCGCCGCCGATCTTGAAGGTGATCACGTCGCCCTTCTTGAGGTTGTGGTTCTTCTTGACCTGCAGGCTGGTTGCCTCATTCGTGGCAGCCGCTGTCAGCACGGCGATTTTCACCAGGTGGGTGATGCCGTTTACCGGCTTGGTCAGCACCGCTCCTTCGGGGAGGAAGTCGCCGCCCAGTTCTGCGGTGTCGACGGATACTCCGCCGCGCACGTCCGCCACCTTGTGCATGAAGGCGTGCGGCAGTCTGTCGTCACGTCTCTTGTTAACTGTCATTGACATAATGCGTTTGTTTTAAAGGGTTAAACTTAGAAGGGCTGCTGTCCCTCCTTGAGCGCTCCGCCTGTCCGCTGTGCGATGGCTTTCTGCTGCTCTTCGGTGAGGTCCTTGTCCGCTCCTCCTTGATTTCCTCCGCCGGAAGGTCGCCCGAAAATGCCGCCCTTGGCATTGACGGCGTTGGCTGCCGTCTTCGCCTCCTCGGTCACCTCCTGGACCAGCTTCGTGAACTCCTCGTCGGTGTACTTATCCACCGGAAGGCGGTTGTACGCGTTCTTGATGGCGTCCGGAAGCTGCCCGATGATGTCGTCGAGCTGTTTTCTTCTGGTGTCGGTTGTGCGGGTTGCTTCGATCCTGTCCAGGCGCTCAATGAGCCCCTTCGCCCATGCGGGTGTGTCTTCGCCCCCCTGGTTTCCTCCTTGGCTGCCCCCCTGGTTTCCGCCCTGGTTGCCTCCTTCGGTCTTTGTGTCTGGAAGTTTCACGCCGTCCTTAAGCCCGTACTTCTTCTCGTACTCCGTGACGGCGTTCTTGTGCGCTGTCTCTGAAGCCTCGGTGGCACGGCTGTCGGCGTAACTCTCGATGATCTGCTGGATGGTCACCCCGTCCACTGCGGTCTTGACCTGTTCAGCTGTGGTGGCAGTCTTGCCCAGCTTGGCTGCAATCCTGCTCAAAATGGAAGCCGATACCCCCGGGAATTTGGTTGTAAGGGCTTTCAGAAGTTCTTCGTTCATGTCCTGTAGATTTAATTAAACTAATCGGTTTATGCCCACAAAGTTAGGAAAGTTTTTTAAAAGTGTTTATCTGAAAATCGCTTTTTTCTTGAAAAACCTCGTTTTTATGTTGTCAAACATAAATTTTAGCATTTCGCCCCTCAAAAGATAAATAGAGTTATTTTAGCCCTTTCAGTTGAATTTTTCTTTGAAATGATGAAGTATAATCCAAATACTTCACGTAACTTTGCATCGTGAATGAAGAAACAATGAAATCAACTATTAAATTTTTAAAATTATGGCAACACTCAAAAAAAATCAGGTCTCTGTGGATACGTCTTCGTATTACTTCTCAAACTGGCACGAACCCAAAGGTCGCGGCTCCTGGGCGTTTGGCTTCACCCGCTTCCCGGACTTCAAGGACGTGCTTTGGTTTACCGGCACCTACGCCCAGGCTCGTCGCCAGGCTGTCGCTGCCGCTGCCGCCGCTGGTCAGCCTACCATTTTTGTTTTACCCTAAAAATCGTGAAATCATGAATGCTGAAATCGTACATCTGTCCTTCCCGAATGACGGGACTGATCCTTCCGACCCGAAGGTTTGCTTCTCCGGAACCCTGCAGCTTTGCCAGGTCCGCCTCTCTGCCATCGCCAGTTCGTATCTGGACTTTGGCTATTATGTCAGCTGGGAGAATCCTGGCACCGCCAGCGCCTCCTTCGCTGCCTTCCGTCTCCCGTCGAACCGCCGGGAGGAGTATCGTATCACCCATGTAAAGCCTTGAGCCATGTGTGCCGTCGCTCCCTTCCCGACCTCCGAAATCAACCGGGACTTCCGCATCAAGGTCTATGGGCATGATGCTGAAAATCGAAAGATAAACATTCTCGTCGGTGTTTCCGGCGCCATCCGTCTCATCGGCGAGGATCTCTTCTACAAGTTCGTGGCTCGCTCCTATCGCGACCGGAACCACGACAAGACGGTCTGCAAATTGCGCCGTGGAATCGCTTTTACGTTTTATGTTAAATAATTAAATTTTTTGAATCATGGGAGAATTTTTATTTTCTGTAGATGATTTTCGAATCGTCGTTAATTATGGTGTTTCTGTTGTCA